AGCTTTACCGTTAACACTGTACTTACGCTGTACTTTCTCTTAAAGAGTTTACGAGCTAATGTACCTTATAGATATAGCTATAGCTTATGAAACATCTAACGAAACGTTGTATTGACGTTGTACTTACTTAATACTAATTATAACGATCTCAAGCCGAAGGAAAATTGTCAACCCTTAAAAGTAAATCACTAAGTAAAAAACTTAATAACTTATAACCTAGTACATCGTCTCAACTTTTGTTATAGTACAGTCGTTATGGATATAAACGAACAGACAGACACCTTTCAATACGAGCTATTCAAACTTATACATAGGTTCAAGAATGAATACGATCTTAACGATTACACGATAGCGGGTAGCCTGGACTTCGCTAAGTTGTCTGTACTGACTGAAACAGATGATGTTATCTTTACAGGGGACGATACTATATTAGAAGAAGATAACGATACGGACGACCTATCTCCTAACTTCTAAAGACGTAGCACAGACGACACACATTAGGCGAAAAGTTTCTGAGAAAAAATCTGAGGGGCTGACGCTATATACGCGAGCGTTAATTACCCCCGCGTGTACCAGTAAGATTATTATAGGGGAGGGGGTATTAATTCGCACTATAGTCATTATGTCTAATAGCAAGTACTTGATAGTCAGCACTTTAGTGTTATTCTGTTGTAAATACAGGCAGTTTGACGGCCATTAAATAAGTATGGACTTATGTATTTAGTATAAGTAGCACGCTTATTGCAAGTAAGTTGCGTTTAGTTGTATATGTGTTTTTCGCTTTCTTGGTTCAGCTTTTGTGTCGTTTTGTCACACTGTGCCGTCACACCTGTGCCATTATGTCACACTTATAATTAGTAGTTTTGTTGATAATCAACGACTTATGAATAGGTAATAACTGGCACGGCCTCTGCTTAATAGGGGCAGTTCTTTCTCAGTCCTCCGGGACTTCATATAAATAAACCAAACCAATAAATAAATAAATAATATGAACAACACACAAAACACTACCGCTAAGATTAATGACATCATAGCCAAAGTTCGTTACATGAACGACAAGCTAGACGCTAAGATCAATCAATCAAAGCACGCAAAGATGACTAATGATTTACGCCGGATTATGCAAGGCAATCAACCTAAGCCGTCCTCCAGTAAAGTGGATATCATTGAAGCATTACGAGCAATCCAAGCGGTAAACTCTTAACACATTTAAGCCTCACCTTTAATCGGGTGGGGCTTTTTTGTACCCAGGTAAATCGCTGTGAATAACTTTTATGATTATGTGTTTGACAGCTTACCTGTCCGTATATTTAACCGAGCAATTGACGGGTGCAGTTTACCTGTCCGTAGAAACCAAAAAACCAATAACATGAACAACCCAGAAATAACTAAACTAGACCGTATCATCTGTAATTCCTTCCCTTTTATCTATCTAGGGGGATGGGCTATCGTTGTTATGCTGATCATCTTTTCTTAATCTTTACCATGAGAAAAGACTATCAAATCATATGTCTAGACAAAGACGACAAACCTCAACAAGTGGCAACCATAGAAGCGGCCAGTCCGGCGAAAGCTAGGCTTGCAGGTCTACGGCTTGCGACTAGTTTAAACCTTAGATTTCACTTAGCTAAACCTACTAAATAATCATGTCAGTAACCTACTATTTAACCGATCACAACGGCAATCAAATCGCGTTCTTCTATAGAGTCGACAACGAACGATACAGTACCTGTCCGAATATTCTTTGGGCGTGCCGTCAGTACCCGCAGTTTCAAGGGAGTGCCAGTAGCAAGGGCGACTTCATAGAGCAAGCCAAGCAAACGCTCAAGGAAATCAAGAAGCTAAGTGTACCTGTCCGTAAAACTTGTACCGAGTGCGATATAAGCTTGCAAGGGCGTGAGAACGAATCCAATGTCTGCGATGAATGCAACCCTTTAACCGAAGATTTATAAACCTATGACAACCGACCCTGAAAACCTACCGAGCTTAGATGACGAATCCTTACAAGCTCTCATCACTCACTACACAGGCTTGAAGTACAAACTAACCGACAACTTACGCGTCCGTGAACGACTGGTAGAGCTACAAGACGAGCAGTTAAAGCGACAGATCGAAGCACTAGGTAATTACGAACCGATCGGAGACGATATAAAGAACCAACTGAATAACCTATGACCGAAGGAGAATACATAATTATGACAAGCCTTACATTCCTATCTATCATCTTAGTAATAATAATCTTTACAGCTTGGATGTACCGTGATTAATACAGGCTTATTTACTACTAACCGATCTTGGGACATACCCGAAGAGATAAAATATAATAAACAGACTATGAACAACTACGACCAATGGTTAAACAGCAACAATCCAATCGATCTTGAACATGAAGAAGAAAGAAGAGAAGAAGAAGAAAGAGAAAACTTACTGGACGATCTTGAGGGCTTTGATACCGAAGAAGAAATCCAAGAGTACCTGTCTGAAAACAACCTTGAAGACCCAAGAGATTGATAAACCGTTCGTAGTAGATGGACAATTTTGGGAAGCCGAGAACGATATATTAAAACATGAGTAAATTCGATATAAATGAGGAGATAACTGACTGTCCGTTTGACTGGAGTGGTATTGATCACCGAGCTATAGCGGATGGATGGTATCACTTTTGGGGGAACACTCAGATCACTAGCTTTGAGACGGATAATAAGGGTAAATATGTACGGGATGAGGACGGCAAACTTATTGCCCATCGTACTAAAATACCACGCAAAATACCTCGTACCTGGTTTAACAAGCAACAAGAAGGACAGGAATACTGATGACCGAAGAGAAGAAAACAAAGGGTAAGGCTTGGCGTATGCGTGAGTGGGGAAGAGCACAGTATCGTAACCGACAAGCAAAGCTACGGATGGATGGTGAGTCTAGTAAGACCGAAGCATCTAAGCGTATGTTACGAGTCATGGCTCCGAAGTTAGGAAAGAAAGTAGATGACTTCATGGATACCTTTGGAGGGAGTACAGAGCATACGACTCCGTTGTTTCTTACCTTCGTGTTGGATATGTGTCCGTATCAGATAGCTAGTCTAGCTCTTCAAACTTTTTTAGATAACCTACAGTTCAATTTACCTGTTGGTAGGATGGCGTATAAGATAGGCAAAGCTTTCGAGAACCAAGCACGATGGGACAAAGCATTAGATACTATGCACCCTAGTAAGCTTGACCTACTGGCTATGGATGACCGCTCTAAAGCGATGAAACTGAAACAGTTCTACGACTACGAAGAGGAACGATTTACACTGTGGGACAGCAAGTGCAAGGCGGGTCTAGGTGCTTGGTTGTTAGAGGAAATAAGAATAGAGACTGGCTTATGGGTCATGGACTTTGCTACAGGCAGACAGAAAGGACACAAAGCCGAGCGTATTGTCCGTGCGACTAATGAATTTACGGATTGGGTGAGTCGTTTTGATAGCTGGAAGGAGACTACTCGTGTATTTAAGATGGCACTACCTGAAGAACCAGTTGATTGGTACGGTTTAGTAGGTGGAGGATACAGTGTTAAACATATGCCACCACAAAAGCTATTCACGGGTAAACCTGTAGCTAATTTTAAACCTTACGAGAGTTCTTACGAACACGCCATGTCTGCTCTTAACAAGTTACAGAAGGTAAGCTGGAAAATTAACAAAGAGATTTTAGATATTACTCTAAAGTGTTGGGAAAACAAACGAGTCATTGGAAACATACCAAACTTTGGTGAGATAGACGAGCAACCTAGATACACTGGTGATTGTCCGCATGAGTTCAGAGCTTGGAAGTTAAAGCAAAAGGATATTAGAACTGCGAACGAATCAAACAGTAGTAAGAGGTATCAAACCTGTCGTATCTTACACTTAGGCAAAGTATATAGTGAGTGGGACAAGTTCTACTTTCCGTATCGTTGTGACTACCGAGGTAGAGTGTACGCTTTACCGTACTACTTACATCCACAAGGGTCTGACTTAGCTAAGAGTTTGTTAGACTTCAGTAGAGGTGAACAAGTAGTAGATGAAGATGACCTTATGTCGATATTAGTCCACGGTGCGAACATGTGGGGCGTAAAAGGTACACGAGATGAAC